CGCGAGTTGAGGATGGCGCAGCGTGGTGGTCGCCGTCGCAAGGCTCCCGCTACTGGCGAGAGCAAGCCCAACGGTTTCACCAAGCCCGTGGCCGTCAGTGCTGACCTCACCAAGTTCCTCGGCCTCGCCACCGGTGAGCTCATCGCCCGCACTGAGGTGAACAAGCGCATCGCCGCATACGTGAAGGAGCACAGCCTTCAGGACAAGACGAACGGCCAGATCATCTACCCCGATGACCGCCTCCGTAAGCTTCTCGGTGTGACCAAGGAGACGAAGGTTCACTTCTTCAACCTCCAGAAGTTCCTCAAGCACCACTACCCCAAGGCAGTCGTTGCGACTGCTTAAATAAATTCTTTATAAATCCTTTCATAAATTCTTTCACCAAATCATTTGATTATTCATTCTTTTCATATATACACACTTGTATATATGAAGACCATTCTTTTCATATATACACACTCGTATATATGAAGACCGTTCTTTTGATATATACACTCATATATATATCAAACTATGAAACCCTTATATAACCAATTGTAAAAATACAAACACATCAGCGCTTTCTCTATCATCATAAATATTCTCTTTATTCATTCGCGGAATTCCTTCTTCCTTCAATATAATTACTTGGTCTTTTTTCATTGTTATATTAGAGACCGGAATACTGATTTTCTTATATGTATTCGGCACTCCCATATACACATCAAATATAAACTCCTGTTTATTGAATATATATTCAATATACACCACTACATAAATATGTAAATCATTATTATCATCCAAATACAAATGATACACTTTATAATCATTATTTACAACATCATCATTCTCTAATTTTGGTTCTATCGTAATCTCCATTGATGCTATATACAAATAACGATGCCATAATGGTATAAAATAGGATATTTCATCATTCTTCAAGAAATACAATCTCCGTTCAAATAATTCATATAATGTTGGACACAATTCTATGCGTTGTATTTCGCATACTGTGTTCTCTCTCTTCTCTCTTGATTCCAATTCAAGAACCCCATTTACCGATATTTTATTCTCTATCCACTTTGTTATATTTTCCAATATTCCGTGTTCTCCATGTCGTTGTATAATATGGTATATATATCGCAAACTCTCGTCATCCAAGAGTTCCAATATGGAAAAAACATGTTCCTCACGAAACTCATATTGTTTTATTTGTCGTATTAACTTCACAACAAATGAAAACACATTCTTTTTGAAAATATCGTTCACCATATGTGCCGTATGTTCGTCATCATTCAAACATATATACGCCTCTTGAAGTTCGTTGAATTTCCGCGTATATTCCTTTCTCTCTTCATCGGTTACATTCATATGCTTATCTGGATGATATTCACGACATTTCCGTAAATATCGTTTTCTGATTTCTTTTTTATCTATTTCATTGAGACCAAAAAGAAATAATGCTTTTTCAACATTCATATAATTTCACGCTATTTTATCTTTATATAATATTTCCACTAAGGAGTAAAACCATTTTTCCAAATGATAAATGGGACGATAATTATTCTTATAGTAATTCAACACATCCACATTTAATTCACAAATTCGTTCCATATGTGAAACCGTTAATCCAATCTTTTTGCGTTGTTTGACAAGTTCGTCATATACATTCATCATTACTTCTTCTATGGGAATATGATACGTTAATATATTATATAAATGTTCTCGGATTTCAATAATATTATACTCCGAATTTTGAATAAGTATATTCGCCAATGTCATTGAAATAGGGGAGTTCTTAAACACTTCGGTTGCCTTTGTTGTATGGGTATGAACGATTTCATTCTCTAATATATGTGTTGGATGGTCTTTAATATAATGCAACTTTTCCATTGTTTCTACTGAAATTGTGTCATAAAGCATATACATATTTTGTATCATTTCTGGTTCCGTATCAAATCGCGAATGTATATTGGTTTCGCTTTGTTGTATCTTCTCTCTGAGTGATAAATAAAACTGTTTAGAGGGGCGTTTAAGTCCAACCCGTTCGCATATATTCACGATTTCAGTCGGTATAAAATCCAAATGTTCGCTTATAAATATCCACTTTATATTTACCTCTTTCGGTATTAAATAATAAAATATATCCAATAATTCCTCGTTCATTTGATGAATATTCTTACACATAATAATGGTCGGTTTAGTCCCAGAGATTTCTATAATTGACCGTAATATATCCATCCAAATCGTCTTTGCGTTAATGATGATTTGTGCGAAATCCACTTCATAATGAATATCACTGGCCGCCATCATATATGTTATTTTACTATCCACGCTGATTTTCTTGTAGATTTTTAACGATGAAGGACTTAAATGGTGAATGAGGGATAAAGCAAAATGATATTTGCCCGTTCCTTGTGCGCCAGTGATTAACATATTTGGCATATTTAATATCGCAGGAATATGTGTGCGCCAATTTAGTAAATATTTATCTCGTTCATTAATCTCTGGGTCGTGTTGAACGTGGAACTTTTCTAATAGTTTGTAAAACATATAAATATGTTATATGTTATATATTTAATATGTCTATTGTATCTTTACCATTAGAAGAGTTTGATGTACATTCAGTCGCATTTGGATATAAAATTAAAAACAATGTCATTGAAAACAACTATTTTTATAATTTAACGTATTCAAATGTGGATTTCAATATGATTAATATTTATTTACATTTTTATTTGTATGAATACACGATGGAAAGCACCAAAATGGAAGAAGGGGATATGAAGAAGTATTTTTTCAAGTTCAATGGAGAACAAGATTTTAACAAATATACGATTGAGTATATACGAATGATAGAGGAACTCGTGTTGAAACACGCACAAATCAATAAAACACCCGTTTGTAAATTATATAAACAGTTTCAAAAGGGATATTTCAATGTCTTCAAAAGTCATCATAAATATCTACATATGAAAGTATTTCCCCCAAAATCAGACGGTGATATATCCGTATATGTAAAATTGACCGGTATATGGGAAAATGAGACTGAATATGGTTTAGTCTATAAATTATTTGTCAAATGATTACATCTGAATAGGAACTGCGGGGACACTATCTGTTGGTAAATTGATGTCATCCGTTATAAAGTAGTGTATGGTTTGGGATACCATATAGACCAACAAGAGAGAAAAGAGAGAAACCATTAAAATCGTTTGTTTTCCCGATGAGGTTAATGCGTTCAAATTATAGGTAAAGGTTCCGACACTTCCTAAAACAAACACATTAAAGAAGAACATCATTGTGGGCAGTTTAGGAACTACGCCGGCGTTTTTAAATACGTTATTGAATTGGAAATGGAGTGTCGTCATCCACGCAATAGGGGATAATATGAGTAATAGCATTAATACCATTAGTATTAAATCCATACGAATTGTGGCAAATGATTTGCCCATAAAGGTGTCAAAACTATACGAGAGAAAACCTGCTATGGTGGTTACTCCGAGAATAATATAGGCCACTGCTCGTGAATAATCAAATGGAATAAAAAAGAGAATAATCGCCACAATAACAAGAGTATTTAAAATACTCATTGTCAATTTATTTTGAGATGTTTCAGTCATTTTATATTATATGTCTATAATATAAAAATTATGGAGAGTCTTATTCAGAGAGAACAAACATATTTATTAGACCGAAAAATAGTGACCGTTCATAGTGAAGACCGAGATACTACACGATTTCTGGCATCCAATCATTTTGATGTGCGATTACCCGAGGATTTAACAAACGTCCAGAGTATTCGTTTAGTAAATAGTGTTGTCCCTTCATTTCAATATGTGTTTTCACGGGAATATCAAAATACTAAATTAAAGTTTGAAGTTGTCGGAAATATTTCGGATAGTGGAAATGCCGATGAAAAAACGGCGTTATCTACTCCTCTTGTAAGCACCATAGAAATAGAAGAAGGGTTCTATACTCCGCAATTATTGGCGATTGAATTGGAGAATAAACTCAATCAGAAAGTAACCGATTATTTAATTGATAGTGGATTATCCGAACTCACACACGAAGATGTATTGCCCTATTCTTATTTCCGTGTGCGATATAATGAAGTCCAACATAAACTCATTTTCGGGAATGTGCGAGACCCCTTTATTATTTTTGCGGAGGAAAAACTGGAATACGAAATTTCGTGCGGACAGAAAGAAGTATGGGGACAACCCGAGAAATGGGGACTACCCTATAATCTGGGATTAGAGAGAAAGCAATATAATGCGACAGCGGCGGATAGCGTTCATATTTCTTACGAACAACCTTCTCTCTGGCTCTCTCCAACTGCCGACGCAGAATTGCCGAAAGTATGGGTCGTATATGCTCCTCATTTATTACATATAATGGGCGAGAATGCGATTTATATGGAAATAGAAGGACACAATACTATACAGGAATTATCGCCGTATCCATTGAAAACCAATTCGGCGACGAATGTGGTATATACTGGGGGTCAATATGCTTTCGCAAAAATCCCCGTCACGCAATTGTCGTTTTCAGTAGTATTTGACAGTCGCAACGCATTTTTAACGAATATTGCCTTTTATGAACGACCCATAGAGAGAATGCGTAATATTCGTGTAAAATTCCGTTTCCACGATGGACGACTGGTGGATTTCAAAAATATCAATCATAGTTTCACATTGGAATTCACTTGTTTAAGAGACGAAATCAATCGCGTTATGAGTGTAAGAAAACATAATACATATGGAATATAATGTTTTAACTATATATATATGAACATTTATACAAAACGAAAAAGACATTTAAAAAATAATACACGTAAATTTAGAAAAAAACCAATATTGAAGTTCTATTTAAAAGGCGGATTTATGGATGAAGAAGACCCACTAGAAAATATATACGAATTTATTAAACAGGAACCCACTGATGAAATTCAAAAACAGGAATTAATCAAGTATTTCTGTAGTGAAACTAGTCATATGACACTTAAATCTGACATTACAAAAATTATTCATAAAATGCCAGAGATAAGGGAAACATGTGTTCAACTCGCACAAAACGTGCATACCTATTTATTTAATAAATGGAATCCATTAGCATCCTATATTTTTTCAACATTTGATGAAAATGTTCTTGATACATTTACAAATGTAGATAACACATATAAAGAACAATTTAAACATATTAAAGTCTTATTTCACTCCTTTGATTGGAATCCAACAGATGATTTTATGAGTATGATTGAAAAAAATGAAGAATTTACAAAACGCCTTGATATAAATGTATTGGAAAATGTCTTGAGCGTATTTTATCGTTTTTATTTAAAGGGCGGAAGTGCAATGCTCTTTTTAATTGATTCATATATTAATACTATACGTTCCGAAATGACAGATATTCAAAAATATATTCTCTCTGAAGAAGAAATAGAAATGATTTTGGGTGGATATTCAGATTACGATTTTAATTTTGTTATTAATCCACTTTTACCCCGAGAAAGATTAGGAGTTAATCATCACGACAAACTCCATGAATTATCTATTCTATATTTATATACTCTATTAATCAATCTCATATATAGTCCGGTTGGTGACTTGTTTCGTAATCAATCCATTTTAAATACTATTTCAGATAAACTTAAACA